GAACCAATAGAGTACTTAATAATATTCATCTTATGATTGAACGTTTTAAGCAATTGCGTAATACTTATTCAGAATTTGATGAATATGGAAATCCTGAAAGACCATTTATTAAGGGGGATATATACAAACCCTTACTTGAGAATCTATACAAATTAAAGAAACAACTGTTTTGGATAGTTCCCATTGTAAAAAATAAAAAAAAACTTTACGATATAGTTGATGATGATTTTGAAGATATTATTTCCCTTTCCTTAGGAGAAGTAAGAGAGGAGGTTTACGATCTGATGGAAAAATTCAAGCGAAATCGCATACCCGGAGATGAAAATAAGTATGATACATTCTTCAACAGCTTGTACCCTTTTCTACAACCATTTATCGCATCACAAAGCGAAAATTTATTAATCAATAAAGCAGTTGAACAAAATTATAATACATTGGTAAACAACCTCGAAGCATTTGAATCAACTGTCTTTGGAGTAGAACCCTTCGAGACACCGTCTTCTAAAAATCCAGCTGTTACCCATAATATGCAATTCGTAATGGATCGTTATATTCAAGGCTTGTCCAAATTAATTGGTAGTGATAAAAGGGATAAAAATAATATTAAGCGAGTTCCCTTGACGCCAAATGATATCATGAATATTCAATCATTTTTATTATTTTCGCCAGATGTTGTTCGCTATTCTAATTTATATCTTCCATCTTCTTCCATATTGGAAAAAGTACAACTACATACCGCACGTATGTATTATTTTGAATTGCTTAATAACCATATCCATGTAAAAAATGTTCAAGAAAATAATAGTTTTTTAAGGCACCCGTCTGTCTTTACCAATGATAGTGTTCAAGATCCGAGTGACGAAAAATATCGGGATTTTTTGAACGAAATGGTACCGACCACGAAGAAAATTTTTCATTTATATAAAAAGCATATTGATAATCCCACATCTTATATGAGTATTGTAAACCAACTCGAACCCTTTTCAATATATGATAATGATATAACATACAAATCATACGAAGAAATCGTTGAATTTATGGATAAGGAAATCACGGAATGGATTAAAGCATTTATCATTAACAAACAACAAATGGAGAGATATCAAACAATAAAATATAATGTAGATTTTACAGGGAATCACTCTATTTTATTTCCGTCTCAGGAATTGCGCACTCAAATCATGAATATCTATCATTTTCCAGAGGGATATATTCCTACGGATGAAACAATCATCAAAATGTTACAACTTGATGGCGCGCGCATATTCACTCTTCTATTATCTTTGAATGATCTCCATCTACATGGACAGGCGGATATGGATCAAGAAGTTGAAGCTCAACTCGAGAGAACGAATAAAGCACTCGAAAGTGGGGAGAAAGAGAATGTGTGTCAGGAATATATATTAGCCAAGAGATATCTGGCAATGGATGAAATCGAAAGCGATAATGATAAAGTTATTTATTTTGATAAACAATATGACATCACGAGGTATGGGCTTGTAGACGAATTCAAGGAGAAACGTGCCGAACTGTCGCCAGAAGAATTTAAAAGCTTTCTGAATGCTCATTTAAAGGGGCGTATAGGAATGAATGATGGGGATGCCAGCAGAGAGGTGGATGCACTATTACTTGGAAAACGTCACGTTGCTGAAGGGGATTATGCTATGTTATATCTTGAGGGGGAGGGGGAATTTAAATATTTCAGGAGAGAAGGTACTCGATGGGTGCTTGATCAGCAATTGAATAATAAAAACTGGACAGAGATTTTTTGTAATTTGCAGAAAAAATGTTTGAATGTGCAGGGTGACTGCAATGATATGGATATTAATCGTGCACTTATTGAAAAAAAACTACTCGCCGAAATTTTAAGTAATTTCAGTGACCAGATGAATTTATCAAGAGAACGATTGGAAACTTTGTTAAGAACGAATATAGATTTCTATCAGAAAAGACTACTGTCTTTATTAATATTGGATAAACAGAAAGAGACGAGATATGATGTTCAACAAATCCAGATAGCTGCTACCTATGAATATAGGGATATAGTACAGTCTCCACTTGCGCCAATTCGTGATATGATATTAGCACAACAAGACTTTCCCAAGAAACAACAAATGATAAATAAATTTATAGCGCGCTTTTGCCGCATTGGGGGAGAGAATGAAAATGAATCCCCGTATTGGTATTACGATGCAGAATTATCTTTACCTTTAATCCCCACTTTTTATAAATTATTGGCAGACGCATTCGAAGAGAACCGCTATCAAGAGGTGTTACAACAGGTTGTCCGCGATCGCGGACGATTGAGTGATGCAGGAGACACCATTGTTGATAAACACAGTGGATATGAGATAAGAAAAATAGATTATGTGGTTTTGGAGGAATACGATGAAAAGGGATTTCGCATGTTATCGAGAGAACTTTTGGAGGCAGACGAAAGCAAGGAAGTAGCAAACTTTGAAGAAGTTAAAAAATATAATTCTCCAGAATCAACAATGATCGCCAATGTTATTAACGCAATGGGGAGATTTTTAAGTGTCCCATTAGATTCGCAGACCGAATTTATTATCAAAGAAGTTAGGGAAACTTTGAGCAGAATTATTCCATCAAAAGCTACGTATGATAAAAAGAAAGCACAAGCGGCCAAAAGGAAGAAGAAAATGGATTCTTACGAGAGAATAAAAAATAATGCATTATTAACGTTAACGTTAGGTTATATTATTCTCTGCATTCAAACAATGATCCCACCTCCGCGCATTAAAAAAACTTTTCCCGGTTGTAAACGGTCCTTTAAGGGGTTTCCATTTGATGGAAATAGTAATCTTAATTTTCTTAATTATGTGGCTTGCATAATTTATACTATAAAATTAGAAGGGGAACCGTGGAAGGGAATTAAGATGAGAAGAAAAAAGGGTGTATCGCGCGACGAATTAAAGAGAATGAGTATAAATTCATTGGTATCAACACTCGAAAAATTTTTGACCAAACATATATTGATTAAGCCCGAGGTAAAAGAAAAAATAAACGCAAAAAGGGAATTTTTAGCTGCACAGACCACAAAGAATGAAATTGCAGAAGATCATAATATCATGGCATGGACAACCTTCCTACCCCCCCTGCACCTAATTCGTATTTCTAATATTCAAAATGTTACACCATCATTTGTTAATAATTTATTGGAAAGTTTAAAGAAAGGGCGGTGGGAGCAATTTGAACAATTATCTCTTGTACGAGGAAAGATTATACTTTATTCATTATCTATCCAAGAAACGATTCAAAGAATTATCAATAAATCGGTACCCATTCTTAAAAATTCTATTGATGAGCCATTTTTGCAAAATGTATGTTGTAATGTGGGACCACAAACCGCAATAAAATATTTCACGGAAAAAAACCCTTCCATTGATACACATAATGCCATTGTTATTCAGTTATCTTCGATTATTGAAAATATAAGGAATGTTTCAATGGCTCCCTATTTATATGACCCCAGAAATACCAAATTAGTATATCCTGCGGTATTGGATCGGTTTACTGAAAAAACAATTTATAAAGCGTTTATTCGTTATTGCCGCTTTAATAGTGGAGTTCCGTTGGACGAAACATTGCAAGCAATATGTATAGATAATAAAAGTGAATTTCTTTTCACTGATACATTTGAGGAAAAACTGCGTATCTTAAAACAGGAGGGGAAACGATATACATTGCCACAATTTTACAGGTTGCTATTGGTTGTCGAAAGAAAGAATATCGTTCCTATAGATTTTAATTTGCACATAGTGAGTGCTCGGACGAGGCTTGAATCTTTATTAGATCATTTTCAACATCGGGATATACAACATCCATTATTTGCATTTTATCGCGAAACATTAGATTATGTGGATATTCAAGAAGACGAGAAACAAAATGTCATGGACCAAATGGAAACATATTTATCACTTGCTATACCCGAATTGAGAGATAAGATTTTTGCTTTTATACGAGACAATTCCAATATAACGGGGACTAAATTACAGAAAATTAAAACTATTTTAGAACATCTTGGGAACTGGTATCCGCGTGGCGATGGCATTTATATGACAAGCGACGACGAAACACATCTGTTTTCCGCAAATTTCTTTAAAAATAATATTCTAAATTTGGGTCGCATATACCCAAGTATTATATTGGATAAGGTAAATTACAAAAATGTAAATATATCAAATCATTGGAATTTTAGCATTAGACATCAAGGGGATCTAAGCAAAATTATCGCCGCCGAATTCGAAGGGTTGCGTCAATTTTATGAAAACCCTCATCTAATCGGAATTCTGCGAAATGTTCGTGAAACTACGAAAAATATACTACGTATCATAGATGTAATACCCTTTTTCGCACGAACCCGTGATGCCAATATTCTTTTTGGTGGAGAAATGTTTAATAATCTAATGTTGTTTTACTATTTATCAACTCTACAAATCTATATAATTCCTTCTGATGATATTGCAATTACTACTAAAGAATCGCGCCGAACGCAAACTATGCGTGAAGTGGATTTGGCTTCTGGAAAAATAGAACTGGTAAATGAATCCGTCGCCAACTTAGTTAGTCAACTTATTTTAACTTTTGGAAATCATAAGAAAACTATTAATTTAAATAATGATATGATTCGCGAAAAGTCTTTGAAATCCAGAGAACGAGAAAAAAATAAGATGACGAGTGAATTAGGATTATTGGCGCCAGCAGAGCGTGAAGTCGAGGATTTACTTAAAACACATAAATTGGGTAGATGGAGTATTGGGTTGACCAAAGCGCTCTTCGAATATGATCAAGGGCAATACGATAAAGAGCAAAGGGAGATTGAGAGAGATGCTGCAGTGGAACGTGAATTAACACAGATGGGGGTGGCAACAGATATGAATGAAAATATATTACGAATGGATGTGCAAGTTGAACAAGAAGCGCGCGAGAATTCATGGAGAGAAGCATATGATATTTCAGATTTGCCTGAGGATGACGATTATGGCGATCGAGATGGCGATGAGGGATTTTAATGGAAAAATAAATATAACGATAATTTAATATGAACTCCCGTACATTTATTAGAAATCATATAACGGCTGTATCTATTATCATATATATAGCCGTTTTTTGCCTTGTTCAAGTTATAAAGCCCGGCTTCCTTTATAATGACGACGGAAGCTTGAAACAATTTGGTCTTGGTGTTCGCCAGAAAACTGTCATTCCTATTTGGCTCATTACTATGATTTTAGCTATTTTTAGTTATTTATTTGTCTTGTATTATTTAGCAATGCCTAAATTTAGATTTTAATTACTCACGTGTAAAGTAAACCTTAGGTGTGGGAGCCGGAGTTGCGGTATTTTGCCCACGGGCCCAATCAATGTGTTCTGCCATCATAACATCCGTATTCTTATCGCAAGGAATATCTAATAATGCATTGTATGAAATCGAAACCACAAGACACCCTACCATTAAATACCAGATTAACTCCGAGATACTGTCCTTTAAGGTCACTAATTTATACAATTTACTGAAATACTTCGACGCTCCTGTACCAATTATTTTGTTTTTAGTCATTTCTTCCATAAATGTGTTGAAATTTTTAGGAGTTATTTGATTAATCATTAATGATGGATCATCGTATACTTCTTGGTTTAATTTATTCCCTCCCTTCACAGTCTCCATCATTTTCATAAAAACCTTTCGCACGCCTGCCAACCAAGCAACGGCATAACCAAAGGTATTTGAAAAGGGGCTTTTCCAGCCGGGGAAGAAATTAAAGATGATAATAATGAGACCAAACATTAGTAGATTTGGCACGGCCGTCATCATAAATGCTGCCCCCGTTTGTGTTTGCTTGCATATTAATTTGGTAGCTTGTGCATTGAAATAATATTGAGTAAAAAAAGCAGCGATAAAATATATTCCTAAAAGTATATTTCGTGTTTTAGCACTATTGGGATCGTTATAAACAAAACCAAATTTCTGCTTCAGTATAATATAAAAACAGGTCAAAACTGCAAATACTCCCGTTGATGTACCATTCATTCCTGCAGAAGTAGAACCATTAGATAGCGAAACCATATTATAAATAATGTGTATAATTTATTTTGTTTTTTTTTTTCATATATTATGGATAATTCATCTCATCTTACAGAACCAGGTGTTCGCTCTTTTTTATGTGGAATTTTAAGGACCTGTAGGGATAAAAAAAATGCCCTATACAGCAAACTATTTAATATTACTGCATTCTTATTATTTATTGGTATTCTTGGAGGAATATTATACTACAGGCGTCAAACAAAGATGCCGGAAGAAGAAAAAAAATCCCGAAGAAAGAAAGAGGAAATGTATATTATAGAAAAAATAAAATCTATGAGAAACAAAACAAAAAAAGATCAAAATCTTATTATCACAGAATTGCCAAAATTAGATAGTGGGTTTGACGTCCTCCATAAAAATTATTATTCTGTTTAAATTATAAATGGATGAAAATTCGTTAAATAATTATAATGATGCACTCGAGGAATATTATAAATTAAAGCAAGAATATGATCGTAATTACAAAAGAAAATTGCGCACCATTAAGAAGAAAGATATTTCTTTAAAAGAAAAAAGAGAACTTTTACGTAAAATAAAGCTCCCTTGTATCCATTGCAAAAAAAGGGTGGGGACGATATTTACCAATGAAGGTGGCGTCTTGAAAGCTCTTTGTGGGGGAACGCCAGCATGTTCGCTGAATATTGAAATAAAAAAGGCAGATACAAGATTTCTACCTGCCGTCATTGCAAATGTTCAAAGAATTATACAGAAGATTAAACGAGAAATTATTGAAACGAAATTGGATTTTCTTTTTGGACTGGAAACAGAAAAGGACACTGTTGGATTATTTGAATCTCTTAAAGAGAAATTTAATAAAGCCAGTGGATTATTAGTTAATTTAGAAGGAGTAATGCTGGAATTGTATGCGAGCAAAGAAAGAAAAGAATCTGTAGAGGAAGCAGTACTGCAACTTTATGTAGAGAATGAGCGGTTTGCAAATGCTATTGCACAATACAAAGAAACACAAACCCCCTCTTTTTTAACAGATGCTATTGAAATTTATATAAATAATATTTTATCTTTACAAGAGAGAATACAGTATAATAAATATGCAAACATATACGTAGATAGGGAAAATAAGGATGGTGTTATTATATTAGATAAAGAACCTCCTGCTGCTTATGTTCTCAAAACACCTACTATTACTATTATACAACAAGAACATGAATGGGAGCCCGGTATAATTAAGCATAATTTAAAATAAATATATATTTTATATGACTTTTGCGAGTATGATTGATTTTAAAGTATTTATCTTTAGTTTGTGTATAGGGATATTCCTTGCCTATATTACATCACCTGAGTTGGATACTATTGTCGTTTATCCAAATCCCGATAACGAAGATAAATTACAATATAAAGATAAGAGTGGAATGTGTCATCGCTTTCGATCAAAAGAGATTGATTGCCCAAAAAACGCTTCATCGATAAGAAAATACCCTGTCCAACTAAAAAAAAATGCGACCTAACTATATATGCATCTGCGAAGACTTATATATAGTAAATTTGGAAGATATATAATATCGTTTCTGTTGGGCATTGGTTTAGCGTCTCTTTTTAAACGAGCGTGTAATGAAAGAAACTGTTTAAAATTTGTAGCTGCACCCATTGACAAAATACATAAGCAAGTATTTCAGTATAACGATAAATGTTATGAATATGAACAGAGTGCCGAAAGTTGCTCGCCATCTAAAAAAATCGTTTCTTTTGCGTAAATTCTTTATTCCATCATTCTTTTAGCATATTAAATGTCTGATACAACGAATATTAGTGATTTGCCTACCCCACAGGGGAACAACATAACATTAGAAATGAAGGAGAAGTCACGAGGTCCCATTGCAATATCCAGTCAACCTCAGGGGGGTCCGCGACCTATACCCCATCATGGTGGCGCTCCCCAACGGGCACCGCCGCGGATGCAAATGCCGGCAGCTGATATGGGTAAAATTGTAAGTGGGATTAAAAGTGCATCTGCTGCCAATATGACGGGACTTCCGTCGCGCGATATCCCCATGATGACGCATCCCCACACTCAGGATAAGCAGAGTCACCCCAATTATGTGCCACAACAGCAGCAGCATCCACAACACCCTCCTCCCGATTATATTAAGCAGCACGATACTATTCAGCAGATGATCCAAAAGGAACATAAACAAAATGTGAAAGAGGATCGTATGGAACAAATCTACGAAGAACTGCAAACACCTGTATTTGTCATGGTTCTTTTCCTTCTTTTTCAATTGCCTTTCTTCCAAAAAATGCTTTATCGGCAATTACCATCCTTATTTTCACGTGATGGGCACACCCACTTGGGGGGATATCTATTCAAAACATTGTTGTTTGGGGCATCCTTTTATTCAATTCAAAAAGGAATAAAATATCTAAGCCAACAGTAATTTACGTATATTTGTATTACATTGTCGACAAAAATTTGCAACTAATTCATCATTTTTATAATCTGTTAAATACTTTATTTCCTTAATTCCTGCTGCCAACAATAAACGTGTACAGATAATACACGGATAGTGAGTGACATAAGCTGTGCTGTTATTACAGCTTACGCCACGTTTTGCGCAATCCATTAGCGCGTTCTGTTCTGCATGCACAGTTGCCTGTTCATGATTATCACGTACAATGGAGTTGTGTTCGCACCCTGGTAAAAACCCATTGTATCCCTGACTTACGATGCGATTGTCTTTTACAAGTAAACAACCAACCTGAAGTCGATGACAAGGAGATCGTTCGCTCGTTACTTGGACGATTTTATCAATTATGATAATAATATTCAAATAAAAACCCAAAGCTTTCGTAGTGGAAATGAAATAAAGATGAATACCATTGATGCTGCAATAATACGAGCAACTGTTGTGTAATAGGCTTGTATTTTTTTTGGAATCTTTCTTGTATAATCTTTCTTATGATTTATAAGATATATAAGACCAAGTTGGCTAAGTGTTATAATAATTATTTCTGAAACAAAGTATTTTTCAATATTATTATTATTATTAACCTCCCTCTTGCCCACAAACGTTCTTGTTTGCATCACAAAATTAACTACGGCACTTATTATAAGTGCTATAAAGTTAGAATATTTTGCATTCATAAAATAATCTAATATATGCCCACCGAGTAAGTATATACTGGTAGAAAATATTCCGCCTCCTGCTGATTGTAATAACAATAAGAAATCCCTATACATAGTGTATAGTATAGATTATATTTGTCATTCTATTATGATTGTTGTCCCGGTATGCTGCCAATAAATGATCTGCGGCGTGTTTTCGTGTGGCGTCGTCGGCGCCGGGGGCGCCAGGGGCGCCGGCGCCTGCTGCGTTTTTTCCGCCTTGTTTTTCTTTTTCGGAACATTTTTTTTTTCTGTTTATAGTATTCTCTTTCTGCTGGAACATACCGTAAAAAATACCATTCATATTCTTTTGATCCTTTTTTATTTTTTAATTGTTCGTATTTTTCCGATTTCTCTCGACGCATCTTTTCCAAAGTGGGTTGGTCTCCATAACAATTAATGCTGAATCGTTTCAATATACCTCTTTGCGTCAATCGATTCTCTCGTTGAACTTGAAACAGATATTCACTCATACAACGATAGCGCTCAGAATCGAATTCTTGCCCAGAAGCAAAAAGAAAAGCCAGATAAAAACTTAACATTGTATCAATGGTGGCAATTTTTACTGAATTCTCACGCAAGTGTTTCACATTGTAACTATGACATCCCAACGGTCTGAAAATAGTTACCAATCTCTCCTCCCCCCAGCGTACCTGATATGCCTCTGGGACAATCTCTCCTATGCCCTTTATTTTCACCACACTGACATTGGTATATTCATGCTTTTCCAGAGTTTTTTTGACCATCTCGGCAACCTCTTTTGGGTGATTCGCCAGCACCTCAAAATCGGGAGTTTTTAAACTCTGATATTTTCCAAACGCCTTATGATGACGCAAATACAGTCGATTTGCATAACCACCGAAAAATACAACACCCTCCTCCACCAGCGCATCTCTCACTAAATAAAATAATTCCTTTTCTTCAAATCCACCCGGATTATCAAACATTCTCTGAACTTCATGATCACGGCAATGTCTACTTTGTAAGGGATACTGGGTATTAAGTAATAGCAGTCGCTTTAATACTTTTTCCCAACGCGAAGTATCTCCCTCAGGGCGCGACAATTCTAAATACATAGACATTCTTAAATAATCGGGGGATGCATAGTAAATCCCCCCGATTTTTTTTGATTCACCGAAAAGTTTTTTAAAAAGCGGCGATGGCATAAATGTGAGGTCGGCAACAGGAATGAAGTTTACAAATACCTTAAAGGTGCCACCATGCACACCCGATTTAGCTTCTACCTCAGTGAAACCATCTTTAAAATATATGTTTGCTAATTCTTTAGCGTCTTTTAGTGGGGTTGGGGAAAAGAAATCATAATCGGGCAATTCTATACTCTTATCATAAAATTGTTTATCCTCAGGAAGTATATTATTAATAGCAGTCCCTCCATAACAAATTCTCTTCTTTTTCTTCAAGAATTCTTCGACAATCTCGATGATTCTTTGAACGTCTGTTTTGTGCAATAACCGCTTCCCTGTTTTATTTTGTATTTTATCAACCGCACTTCGTAGAATAGTTAATTCACAATCAGCGAATGTCATATTCTTATTGCCACGTTTACATTCATTGGGTAATTTGTTTACCATTACAATATATTTAGATTTAAATATTGGCGGTAAATTGGGGCATTGTAATATTCCGCGGCGCATAAGATACAGCTTGGTCTTGTTTCGGTGGCGGTTCCATCGCTATTGGCACATACCGCAATGCCTTTGGCTTCAAAACAAACGCTGATGAGGCGAAAAATTTAAAGTAGTATTCCAAATTCGTGTCCAAATTTTGATAATTCATCAATGTCATTTGACAGCCATACTTTTGCTGTAGTGCTGCATTTTGATTTGTATTCAACGAACTTAAATCAGGCATTACCAATGACATATTCTTCTTATTATATGTAATCAGACCATCCATATCAGGTGTGTATTGAACATTGTAATTTCTTAATCCACGAAGAAATTGAGAACTGCTTGTTATATTGATAAGTTCTTCCAGCGGCGTATTGCGAAAATTATTATTTCTATTATCGCAAATAATAATGGTTTTCCCTATAAAATCAATAAGAGGTTTAGCAGTTAAATTCTCCCCATTCGATTCATTGGCATATTCGGAATTGCCTTGTGCGAGAAGATTCGAAAAAGTAGATCCCAAACTTTTGGCGAGTTGTTTATATACATCTAAATTATTGGATTTAACGCGTAAATGAATAAACAATGGATCGTTAGGATTCGGGGTTTGCCCACTAAAAGCATATGCCTTAACTGTTGAGAAAACTTGCCCCACAGGCAGGCAATTATATGTCCCCTTGAAATCATAGCTTGAACTGGGACTTGCGCCAACAACGGCTTGTCCCCCATACGAATATATTTCAAAATCAACAAGGCGGGCACCCCTTTTCAATACATTGCCAAGAGCTTCAAGAGAAACATAGTCATCCAAAAATTGACCAGCACAACAAGAGTTATAACTGCTTGCTATATAATAATCGCGTAATCTATACTTATACATCACACTCACCCCGTTTATCCCGTGCATCTGCATAGGAATCTTAGCTAAAGTATCTGTCATTCCAGTGATTTCCTTCTTTTTTTTCGTTATCTGCCGATTATAGTAAAAATAAACCCCCATTATGATAATCACCGCAACAGCATATAAAAAGTATTCTAATTTCTTTTCTTTTGCAATTGCAGATAAATTTAACATTTTCATCATTTGTTGTTTGGTTTCCATATATATATATTTTGATATATTTAAAATATTAAAATAATTTTATAATGATATTTTAAATGGCTGGGGGATTAATGACTCTCGTTTCTCGCGGAACAGAAAATATTATTCTAAACGGTAATCCTAAAAAAACTTTTTTCAAAGCTACCTATAACAAATACACAAATTTTGGTATGCAGCGTTTTAGAATCGACTATAACGGTCAGAGACATTTACAATATGATCACGATACCGAAATGCAATTCAAAATACCCCGATATGCTGATTTATTGGGTGATACTTATGTAGTTGTGAATTTGCCAAATATATGGAGTCCCATGTATTGGAATTCAGATGCATCAGGTGCAGGACAAGATCTTTATCCAAATACAGATTGGGCACCCTTCGATTTTCGGTGGATAGATAACTTGGGGGCGGAAATGATACGATCCATTAAGATCTACAGTGGAGGTACTACATTGGCAGAATATCCTGGGGAGTGGCTGCACGCCATGCAACAAAGAGATTTCAACAAAGCAAAAAAAAACTTATGGGATAAAATGGTAGGAAATGTCGATGCATTAAAAAATCCCGCGAAAGCAGTAGAAAATAGCACAGATATTTTTAATGCACCACATTATCCCTCCACGTTAAATGATGGCAGTTGCAATCGCATCGAGCCTTCCATTAGAGGCAAGCAGCTCTATATACCAATTGATGCGTGGTTTTGCGGAGAGTCAAAAACAGCATTGCCTCTCGTAAGTATTCAATATCAAGAGATTTATATCAAGGTAACATTCCGTCCCATATGTGACCTCTTTCGTATCCGCAATGTGGGAGATGCAAATGGAAATTATCCTTATATATCACCAAAACTCAGCACACAACTTAACAACATTTGGCGCTTTCTCTCTCCACCCACTGTTCGATCTAATACAGATATTAGTCAAAATTTTTATCCGGATCGACGGCAAGTCTGGGATGCAGATATACATTTGCTCTCAAATTATTATTTTATCGACAAGGAAGAACGATTGATGTTTGCCCGCGACGACCAAACCTATTTGATTAAAGAAACCCGAACATATGATTTCTTAAATGTTACCGGATCTTCCGTTATTGAAATGGACAGCATGAATATGGTATCAAGCTATATGTGGCGCTTTCGGCGCAGTGATGTTAATTTGCGCAATGAATGGACAAATTATTCGAATTGGGCGTACGAAGGACAATTACCTGTCCCACCAGATAGCAGTGGAGCGCGCGCTAACTTTGCCAGCGGGTTGAACTCTCAAGGACCGCACCCACCCTACGGTATCTATTTTTATAATTGTTTACATCCAGAAAACGCAAAGGATATTCTGATTGATCTTGCCATTGTTATGGATGGGGAATATAGAGAGGATTTATTATCATCAGGCGTATGGAACCTTGTGGAAAAATATACAAGAACCACAGGGAACGCAAAAGATGGATTATATTGTTATAATTTCTGTCTGAACAGCAATCAACGTGAATATCAACCTTCAGGGGCAATGAATATGAATAAATATAAAAAAGTCCAGTTTGAATTAAATACCATACAGCCGCCAAGAAACCCCAATACACCCTTTGATGTTATCTGCGATGCCTCAGGAGATATTATTGGCGTAAGAAAAGAAATATGGCGACAAAATAGTTATAACTACGATTTACGCGTTTTTGAAGAGAGATATAATATAATTATTATTACGGGAGGACAAATTGGGCTCATGTTGGCGCGTTAACTAAAGATAGTTCCATAATCCGTTTTTTGATGAGGATATGTAATTTGAGCAAGGGTAGGTGAAATCGCTGGTGGCGATCGCGATTTTCCCATTGGGGCTACAAACGCATCCGAATATGGGATGGGCGTCAACAAATCAAAACGCAAATCTTCGCCGGGTAATTTCCGCGCCTTAGGGCTATATATCTCTTTAAATTCAGAATAATATCGACGACGACGCCACGGAGGACCTTGGTATGGACATTTCTTGCATTTGGACCCAGAAGTATTGTAAATAGTAATATCCGCACCAGACATAGTAAATGCATTGTCCTCCAAAGATGGCGTATTTGGGGCTGTGGAGGGCATTGGTACATATTTCATGGGCGGAGCTTGACCGACGGGAGCCTTGGGGGAAGAGGAAACACGTTGCGTCATCGCCTCCCTTTTTATATCGTTATTATTCTTCATAAATATTAAATAAATAATTAGTAATCCTAAAATAATTGCCAAACAAGTAGTGAACATTATATATATAAAGACATTTTTTTATCCTCAGATAAATGTTGGATCCATAATCGTAGGTCCAAAATGGGTATTTGTGCACGGCGGTGAATTACTCAAAAAGGGGTCCTGATTATATGTTTCCCCGCCCAAAGGTAAATATCCAGTTGGGGGAGCCGAAAACATATTGGTGGTTTGGGGAACCGCTGTAGGATGTTGCGGTGTAGCCCAATAATCATAAGGGCTTGGTTTATTACCGCCACCATTCCCCTTTTGTTTTCCATTCTCATTAAATTCAACGACTGTCATTCCGGGATAATATACATTAACATCGGGGGCAGGGGCAGGGGCAGGGGCAGGAGGCGTTGAATTTGGTGTTGGGCAATTCGCTGGCTTTGGTGTGATAGGAGTGCAGCACTCACAATCTACACACTGCTGATTATTACACGTAATAGATGCAGCGTTTGGTTTTGGCTCATATCCTTTACCACATTGAAAGGTTGAACATTTTGGATTCGGGGTACAACATTCGCTTTGAGTACACTCGCCCCCTTGACAGATAGTTGAAGGCGATTTCAAATAACTTCCCACAGCGCAATCGAACTTCGCACAGGTGGGATTGGGGAGGCAACATTCGTCTGTTTCGCATTCATAGTCTGTACATTGTAATTCTTGGAAATTCTTTTTGGGATAATAATTCTTAGGGCATTTTACATTATTTCCAAAACATGTGGGGAAAGGGCTGGGGAGACAGCATTCACCATCTGTACAGGCATCGCCGGCACAAACAACATCTTTATAATTAGGTGCCAATGCAGCATTCTGTTGACACGTAAAATTTAAACAATTTGGCTGTGGGAGAGGATCACAACATTCGTTTTGCCGACAATGTTCTCCTTCACACGGTAATTGTTTATAGTTAGGTTTAAATTGTCGCCCAGATGGACATGCCTTAATGGTCTCGCATGTAGGATTGGGCTTGCAACAGTCACCGGTGGTACAAGAAGAACCTGTGCAGGGGGTGTTGGATGGTAGTTTATATGTTCCCGGTCCACATTTATCAAAGCACGCGCAAGTAGCATTACAGGTAGTCGCTCCCTCCAATCCTTCTTTTACCGTGGTTGTGGCGCCTACATATGCTAAACCAATAATACCAAAAATAAATGTGCACCACAATAATACTTTCAAATTGTAGTCGAGATACATAAATATATATAATATAAATAATATATTTATGCTTGATTGTAGGATCGGTTGTTAAAGGAAGCTATGCCAATGGGTGGAGGCAGGTTTGTGGCAGCGAACATATTGTTTGTGCGGGATAAAGATGACTCTTTTGGACTTGTCCAACCATTATAGTTTGAATAAGATGGAGAGTAAGAATCTTCATTGGGATCTAATGGCGAGGAATGTTCTTCGTATGCTTCATTATTAAAAGATATGAAATTGGAATTAGGGAAATAAATATTTGTAGGATCATCTGTGATATTTGAAGAAGGCGGAGGCGGAGGCGGTGGAACTCCGGGCGGCGGAGGTGGCGGCGGTGGCGGGATGACACTACAACATTCGGGGGCAGCACAGGTTGCTCCTGTGCACGTAATGCTTGATGCATTTGTCTTCTGTTTCATACCCGCGGGGCATGTGTATGTTAAACAGACTGGGTTAGGATTGCAACATTCTGTAGATCCACAGGTAGAGCTTGCGCAAATTGTCGACGGTGGCTTTGGGTGGAATTGCGGTCCGCATTGTATGGTGCTGCATGTAGGGTTGGCGGAACAGCAGTCGTCGGTTGTGCATGTATAATTTGCGCATTGAATTTGCTGTCCATTGCTTTTTAAATAAAAGTTTGTAGGGCATTTCATATTATCTCCAAAGCAAGTAGGCTTTGGATTTGGGGTGCAGCAATCGGCGTCGATACACGATTTTCCCGCACACGTAATAGAACTTGGATTTTTATTCAGTGTTGAGTTTTTGGGGCACGTGAATGAGGTGCATGTTGGTTGGGGGATAGGATCACAACATTCACTGTCTTGGCAAGTTGCCGTTTGGCAACCTATTTGTTTATAATTTGGTTTATATTGTCGCCCGGAGGGGCACGTATAGGAGCTGCATTGGGGATTTGCCACACAGCTATCTCCAACAGCGTGAAATCCAGTTGCGCATTTTGCGCATTTAGCTGCATTGTTCGTAGTGCAAGCGGCACCAGTGGCGGGTGTGCCATTAGAACAGGTGCAAGTGTTTGCAACGCAGGTATTATTGGATGTATTGAGGGTATATCCAGTTGCGCATTTTGCACATTTAACTGCATTGTTCGTAGTGCAAGCGGCGGCGGCGACAGGAGTACACGTGGTGCCATTGAGGGTATATCCTGCCGTGCAACTTGCACATTTAACTGCATTGTTCGTAGTGCAAGCGGCACCAGTGGCGGGTGTACCATTAGAACAGGTGCAAGTGTTTGCAACGCAGGTATTATTGGATGTATTGAGGGTATATCCAATTGCGCATTTTGCACATTTAACTGCATTGTTCGTAGTGCAAGCGGCACCAGTGGCGGGTGTACCATTAGAACAGGTGCAAGTGTTTGCCGCACATTTGCCACCGACCTGTGCCGACAAACACAAGGTCCCCTGCGCGGTGATCATTCCGGGTCCGGCGCCAAAGCCCGCGGTTGACGAGCCGGTTCCAAAAAGCTGTCCCGGTTGCGTTTCCCTGCTTGGCGAGAAAGTCGGTGTGCTGCCACAGGGCACAAACTGAACTGCCCCAAGAGTGCTTCCGTGGCGAGCACCCGCCGCGGCGGCGGCGGCGGTGGCTGGCGCGTCGTGCGCGAAGGCTTGAAGGCAACGCCCTTCGGAATCCTTGATCGTGTCCCACGGGGCCGTGGTGGGACCGGTGTACCAAGTCGTCGTCATCACTTGCGCGTCGCTTCCATCACATGGGCGTATCAACGCGGAAGGAATATTGCCGCCGCTATCCCACTGTAAGCACGCCCCGTCCTTTTTAATAACGCCTTTGACACCGGGGGCATCACCGCCGCCGGCGGTGATGGGGGCG